GAGCTGTTTCATGCCGCCCTCGGCCAGTGTGCGTGCGATAAGCTCCGAGACCGCCGTTGCCGCCTGGACTGCCGCGTTCACGCCCGTTGCCGTCTGGTTTTGCAGGCTGTCTGTGTCCATGCTGCCATTGGCCCCTGACACGCCTGTTTTGGACCTGATAGCCTCATCATAGAGCGCGATTGCTGGAATGGCGGACGTTGCCGCCGATCCAATGACAAGTTCACGAACGGCCGTCATGTCAGTAGTGCGCACAACCCCACCAATCTCGTTGTTTAGCACGTCGTCCATTTCCACCGCGTTGTCATTAACCAACAAGCGCGGGTTATTCATCATTGCGATGTTGTCGAGCAGGCCGCGAATAAGCGACGTGGATGCGTCTTGGTCCTCAAGGATGATGTCAACGATTGAACGGCCAAAGAAGGTGTGCGGTTCTGGGTCCACCTCAAAGACAGCAAACGGGTTGAAGTCGCAAAGCTCATATTCAAGCAGGTCGTAATTCAGGCCAGCGCAGATGAACTTATACAGACGCGGGATGCCCGTTCCTTCGATGTCCATTTTCATGTAGGCTTCGGTGATTTGAATCTTACGCATTGACGGATCGTTGTCGTTTTCGTCGTCGTCGCGTTCGCCCCACCCGCTGCGTGCGATTTCTTCTTCCTCTTGCACCGATCCAGAACCGGATCCGGCGTATTCGTAAACCTCGTCAAAATCAAAGCCCATTTCCACAAGGTCGCCAACGCGCCCGTCTGTGTTATGGCCGCAGATAAAGCAATCATCCAAGCTGACCGCGCCGCTATCCACAAAGAAGTCTTCCGGCGCAATGCTGGCAATCTTGATTTCGCCGCGCTTCTTGGTCAGTGAGACCTTGGCGTCGTACAATGCTGGTGAAATAGGCTGGCCCATTGGGTCAAACACGGCTTCCTGCGTGATGGACGACTCAACAATCTCGGCGTTCTCGTCGCTGTCAAGGTCCGCCATTTGATCTTCGGTCAGGCCGGAATACTCGTCAAACTCCACCTCTGACGTTTCGTCGTAAAACGCCTTTGCGATGCCAACCTTTTTGATAAGGGCGTCGTGGAATACGTCGCTCAGGACACTAAACCCGTCGTTGCGGTTGAACACGTAGCTGCAATACTTGGACGCCTGATCTGCTGCGTCTACGGCTTGCGGTGTGCGTGGCACAAACTCAACAGGCGCGGCTGACTGCAAAAACACCCGCATAAGGGCAGGCTTGATCGCTCGCACCGTGTCACGGCATTTTGTCGCCACAACCTTAGAGCGTCCAGACTCGTGCTTTAGGTCCGAATGCCCGTCAAAGTATTTCTGCGCTTTGATCCGATCCGGCGCGATTTCGCTTTCGATAAAGTCCACCGCTTCACGAATAGCGACCTGCACCGAGTTGCCGATTTGATCTTCTGTTGGCTTTTTCAGTTCCATAATTTACCTTTGGTCCTGTGAAAGAAGTCCCGGCAGCATTGGCGTGGCCTGCCGTGGAATAGATAATGGGTCACGCAAGAGTGACTGCATGGCGTGGCTGCGCATCATTGCTTGGCCCGCCATTGGTGCCATTTGCGCCGCGCCCGCACCAGCTATAGCGCCGGGCATGTTGCCAACGGCAAAGCCAGCCGTACCGCCAAGCGCAGCAAGACCGCCCGGAACCGCAAAGTTGCGGTTTGATCCGGGGCTAACTGCTGGTGCGGGGCGCAGTATGGCAGCGCCCGCGCGTGTGAAGTCCTGCATTGGAGTGCCGCGCCCCAAGGCATAAGACTCGCGGCCTTGTGACCTGATAATTGATTGATTGAGCGCCGTAGGTGATAGCGTGCCACGCTCTGCGCCCGCGCGTGTGGATGCGTCTCGAACCCCGATAAAATCACGATAAGACGTTCTTGCCGATTCTAAAGATGCGATGTCGTCGGTGCGGCCAGCAACAGTCAGTGCTTGGTCTGTTAGGCTGTCTATAAGTTCGCGAACAGAATGCGCCGCCTGTCGTGTTGCAATTTTGTCGCTCATTGCTAAGTCGCCGATTTCTTGACGCCAGCCTTTTAATCTCTCCGCCGTAACTGGCGACCTTGACTCAGCAAGCGCCCGTATTTCATTTGCTATTCCGCGCAGGCGTGGCTCTAATGAACCCTCTGGAATGCGATCCTTGTATCTATCAGCAACGTCAAGTGCGCGTTGGGCAATGTTGGAGTCTGGCACAATGTCCGCGCCGCGCACAGCATCATCCATTTGGCCAACAATCCGCTGCTCTACAGCCCGCAATGTTTCAGGCGTTGCAAGTCTTTCCGCGCTGCCAAGCTGGCGCATTGTTGATGCCGTGAAGTCGTCAAGCTGCGCGCCCGATGGTGCAAGACGCCCTTCTGCACGCATAAGCCGTTCGGCCCCGAGCCGCTGGCCCGCAGTAACGTTTCGCACGCCAGCACCGTCAAGGACGTTTGCCAGTCGTGACGCTTCGTCAGTGCCTCGAAACTGACCGGGGCGCGGGGTTGCGGCGACACTGCCAAGAAGTCCGCCCGCGATACGCGCTGGCATTTCAAGCCGTGTGCCTTCTGTAAGCTGGCCCGCACCCTCAGACGCAAGACCACCCAAAAGGCCAGCCTTCGCGCCCGCGCCGCCGCCGACAAACTCGCCAACTGTCTGCGCATATTCGCCCGTTGTGGTTTGTGGGTTGTATCCTGTTGCGCCGCTTGTGATTTGAGAGCCTAAATTCCTGATGCCGTCGCCAAGGCTAGGAATGTTTGTGCGCGAACCTTCTGGAATAAGTCCTACCCGCTCAGAAAGCGCGTCAAGTCCACCGCCGATTGTGGCTGGCAATGCCGCCAATTCAGTTGCGCCGCGCCCCAATCCAGACAAGCTAGACCGGACGACATCCATCAAGGCACCGCCTCGCGCGTTTTGCGGCTGTGGATCAGTCAGGGTTGACACGTCAAACAACGGCGCGTCCATCGTGCGGCCAAATCGGTCAACGTCGCCCGCCGGTGGCGCGGTTTGCTCTTGCGGTACAGCGGCAGAGACAGAAGCAGCGGCACGAGCGGCTGCAATAAGCCTGTTGGCGCTATCGGTGTTGCCGTCCGCCACGGCCCGCCTTGCGGCTGCTTTCAATTGCTCCTCGGTGTATCCTTCATATCCAGCCATTAGTTGCCAACTCCTAAATAGTCCAAATCAGCCTGCGGAACGCCGCCGCCCGCTGCTGGCGTGCCTGTGGAGCCTCCGCCATACGCTGCAAGCAAATCCTTCACTTGCTCGGGAATGCCGGACGACTGGTCTAGAGTCCGCAAGTCCTGTGTCGCCTGTGCTTGGGAATAAGTGGTGTCGTTCATTAGGCGGTTAACAATATCGGCGCGGGCCATGTTGAACTGAGACTTAGCTTGCATTACTGAGATAATTGCGGAGTTTGCTTCCCTTGTGTTTTTCATGTTGCCAAAACCGTCAAGCATACCCTGATATTCAATGTCAGACGTAGAGCCGGAACCCTCCACCCGAAGTGTTGGCGCGACACGTCGCATAATTGAAGTCCGCAACGCCGAAACGTCGCTAAACTCTGGGAACATTTCGGCAAACCTGCCCGTTACTGGTCCTTCTGGCGCAACGCTTGCCAATTCCTGCAACACATTGAGATCGCCCATAACTGCGGCGCTGGCTGACCCCGCAGTCCTAAACGCGGAAAACTCATCAACTAGACTTTCAGACAAGCCTGTGCGCAGCGCCGCGTCCGCTGAATCAGCCGCGTCGCCAGTGTGGATGTCAATGTTAGTCCCGCCGCCGAAAGCACGCTCCATTGCCTCTGTCGGATCCGTGCCGTTTGCCAGCATAAACTGATAATTCTGCATTGCGCTCGTCTGGTCAACGGGCGCGTTCGCCGCTGCCATTTCCGCTTGATACGCCTGCAACGCTGGCCCAACGCCCACCGCGTCCGCCATTGTTGCAAACTTTTCGCCGCCGGGCTGATTGAGCAACCATTCAATTGTACTATTCCTGCGGTTGGCGTCACGCCGTCCCTGTTGCTGGGCCTGAACCTGCCGCGCCAAGTCTCGGTCAGGGTTTAAGGTCATTGAGTTGAACCCCATCGCAAGGTTGCCCATAAGGTCCTTGAAGTTGTCACGCTGATAGAATGACTGCCCCGTTGGACCCGCTGCGCCTTCTTCACGACGTTGTAGGCCGAGAGCACCTAGAATGCCTTGCGGCGCTTGTTCCTGTGCCATTTGTGGCGCTCCTCTTGTACTTACTGTTGCCCGTGGGTTTGGGGCCTGTTGACTTGGTGTGTGTGGCTGGTGGCCTGCGTGCGGTTGCGATCCGCCAACTTGAAAGTGAACCCCATCCCGCAAGGACTCCCAATCGCCGCCCCATACAAAATCATTATACCCAAGCTGTGACGCCGCCGCCTTTGCAGCCTCGGCTATTGGCCGGTATGCCTCAAAATCCCAATTCACCCCACCGTTGCCGTCTGGAATGAATATGTCTGCTGCGTTGCCGACTAAGTGGCGGCTGTTCATTGTTTGGCTTGCGCCGCTGTCGAAAAGTTCTTGCTGTCGATCCCGCGTGCGCATCCCCTCCGATATTTCAAAAGGAACGCCCGACGTATTTCGCGCCATCGTTAGGATTTCGTACAGGCGAGGGTCAACCCCTTGGAAGTTTCCGGTTGACCGCTCGTTAAAGATAGTCATTAGTACAGCCCGCCGATAATATCACCCTTTAGCCCGCTGTAATTAACCCGCAGGTATCCGTCCGCGCCGGTCGTGACCAGTTCGGGGTGCGTCTTTTGCAACTCGTCAGCCATAACGCCAAACGTGCCTTGACCCGGTGATACGACCTTCAAGCCTTCTTCGTTCCAGTCCCAATTGTAGAACCGGATGCCGTCGATGTCGCCAACGTGCTGCACGTTTTCTTTTAGGCGAGGGTCGGAAAAATTGGTGCCACTCGCCCCCAGCGCCCCAAGAGACAGATAATCA